TTTTAGATATTTTACTTCAGGAGATAGAAGACTACTTCAGTCATGGTTTACTTGGAAGATAGTTGGTTCAATCCAATATCATTGCATGTTAGATGATGCACTATATGTTGTAACTAGAAATAATAGTAAAGATCAGATAATAAAATACTCATTGAAATTAGATGATACTGGACACTTTGTTACAGATACAAATGATACTGCTGATACCGATGATGACAATATTTATAGAGTACATTTAGATCACTCCTCCTCTGTAACTTCAGCAGCAAATACTTATAACAGTACAACTATAAAAACCACAATACCGAAACCTAATGGTTATGAAAGCACAAAGCAATTAGTTGCTTATGAAACTGATGCTGGTAATGATCTTGGTAGGTATTCCATGGTTACAGTAAATGGTTCTAATTTAGTTATAGATGGAGATTGGTCTAACAATACTTTTGTAATTGGTTATTTATTTGAGATGGATGTACGTATTCCAACTATTTATGTAACACAACAAGTAGGAGATAAATATAGATCTGATGCTAAATCATCACTTATTGTTCATAGAATTAAATTTAGTTTTGGTCCTTTAGGAGTTTATTCGACAACTTTACAGAGGGCAGGAAAACCAGATTATACAGAAACAAAAGAGCTTGCTTTAGCTGGTAATGTATCCGCAAGTAGATTACCGATTTCAGAGGAAGTAATAGAAACCGTTCCTTGTTATGAGAGAAATACAAATTTAACTGTAAACATTAAATCAGAGCATCCTGCACCCGCCACACTTTATTCGTTGGCTTGGGAAGGAGACTTTACAAATAGATTTTATAAACGTGTCTAAATTTATTCACCCAATAACGTTGGAGGCTGCATTAGATGTAGCTTCCAATCTTTTACCAGATGATCATCGGGAAGTTGAAGAGGGTCATGGACATGATCCTGTTGTAGCAATACCAGCCTGTGCTAAATATGGCGAGACTGTGTATTTTACTGTTCCCAATGGTGAATTAGCCGGAGTAGCCGGAGTACAAGAAGATGGCAGAATCTGGATGCTATGTACACCTGCTATTCATAAATACCCACTAACTTTTGCTAGAGAAGCTAAAAGATATGTGGAAAGTAGACAAGAGAAGTTGCTCTGGAACATCGTTGATAAACGAAACAGAGTTCATATAAAACTACTCAGATTCCTAGGGTTCAAATTTTTACGGGAATTAAAACACGGACCTAATCAATTACCCTTTATGGAGTTTTGCCGTGTGTTTAGGAGCAGCAGCTAAGACAGCTAATGAGAATGCTCGTAGAAGATACAAATACGAGAACGAAAGAAGAGAGCGTAACTGGATGCAAACAACATCTATTTATAATGCTCAAAAAGTTAAATATGACGAAGACGTACAAAATGCTACCTTAGCTCAGACTCAAGCAGTAGTCGATCAGCAAGAAGCAATGGACAACGCCAGAGGCGAAGCTCAAGTCAAGTACCAAGAATTATTTAGAAAATTATTAGAAGATAGTACTTATGGAAAGTTAGTAGCATCTGGTCAAACAGGTCAGTCAACTAGAAGAAGAGGTACTCTTGAATATGCTAAGTATGGTAGAGATGTTAGTGATATTGCTAGAAAACTAACCCTTAATGACAGAGAGCTTGCTCGTAAGAGTGCAGGGGAAATATCTAAATATAAACAGTTTAAAGATCAGGCATTTGCCAAAGTTGCATTTCAACCTATCCCAGATGTTGCACCACCACAACCTGTTATGCAGAACGTTGGAGCTGCAATGTTTACGGATGCTTTATCTATTGGTTCTTCTGTTGCAACTATGGTTACTGGTTTTTCTGATAGACGTTTAAAAGAAAACATCAAAAAGATAGGTGAATCTATATCAGGTTTAGGTATCTATACATTTAATTACCTAGGTCAAGCTACTAAATATATAGGAACTATGGCTGATGAAGTACTTAAAGTTAAACCAGAAGCTGTGACTATTCGTGATGGATATATGGCTGTCAGATACGACTTGATTGATGTTAATTTTGAGGTGGCATAATGACAAACAGTTTTTTTAATTTTACAGAAGCTCCTGACTTTGCATCTGCAGTTGGAGCTACCTATGAGTCTGTTAATACAAGCTACGACAGGCGTGAAGAGTTAGAACAAGAGAATGATAAAACACGGCTGAAGAATGCCGAGATGCCGTTGGAATTAATAAAGGAGTTAATAGAATTTTCTCCAAAAGCCAAGAAGATGGCAGATGGTATTAATGAAAAAAATAGGCAAAGGTTATTAGATAAGAAATATGATGGTATCTCTGAAGAACTTAGAGCTAAAGATGATGCAGCTGTTGATGCTATTTTTGATTTTGGTAAAGCTGAAAATTTTATTAAAAGTGAAGCATTAAAAAATGGTGACAATGTTACTTATGAAACTCTTGATTTTAGTGGTGCTCACAGTTTAAGAAGAAGACTACTTGTATTAGAAAGAATAAAACAAAGAGCTATAACAGGTTTTTCCCCATGGGTTACTAGAAATTATCCACAAGGTTTAGATTCTGTTAAAGATATTAGAGAAGCTTCTGCTAAATATCGCAGTTTAATTCTTACTAATGTAGATGGAGTAAATTTTAATTTAAGAATTGCTAAGAGACAATTAGATGATACTTTTAAAGGTATTGAGTCAGCTTTTTTTGAAACTCAAAATGAAAAATTATCTGCAAAAAATGTTCTTAAAGAACAAAGTAGAATGATTGAAGAGGTTAATAATGCATTAAATAGTGAAAATCCTCTATTAAACTTCATAGAAACATCAAATTATAATGTTGGATTTTTTGATGGAAATATAGCTAAAGCCGAAAGGTCATTCATAAACATAGGTCTTATGGGTATGAAGAAAGGAGCGGTTAATATTGATAAATTTGAAAGTGTATTGTTTGGTGAAGTAACAGCCAAAGGAGATAAAACCAGAATACTTATAGATAAATTAGGTGGAGGAACGGAAAATAGATTATGGGCTGAAAGTGTTCTTAATGAAATAGAAGAAGGTAAGAAACGTGTATTTGAAAACAAAGAAAGAAATAAAACTAACTATGCAAAAGGTTTTATAGAAGGAATACAAAAAATAGAAAACGAGAGTAAAACTCGTATGACTAAAGTTGAGTTAGCGAGATATATGACCGAGAATTGGGATATAACTCAAGGTGGTAGTAATCTTCCTCAAGATCTTAAGAATAGATTAGCTAAAGAAGAAGGTGACGATATTCTTATCAAAGCAGAATTAGATTACAAACTTGATAAAGGTATCCCTGTTACAGAAAAAGAAGTACTAAAACTTAGTGATCCATTTCTGGAAGCTCAGTACTTACCAAAAGTTAAAAGTGGTAATCCACTTGCACCATCAAGTGATTTCAAATCTCTTGCTAAGAATCAAATAAAAGGTTACGCAACTAAACATGCAAAGCAAGCGGGTGTAGCTCCTGGAAGGGAATCAACTCAATGGAATAACATCATGGAGAATGCTGAACGTGAATATCCATTATTGTTTGCTAAACATATGCAGACTGCTGACAGCACAGTAGATGCTCATATTCTTGCTTTACAGGATATTGAAAAGAATGTATTTGCAGAACGTTACGATAATTTATACGTAAACAAAGATAAAAATAAACAAAGAAATTTAGATTTAATTAAAGCTGAAGAGCATATAAAAGATATTGATCCAAACGTAATTAATACTGGTTTAATTTTTGGTACTGAAGAAGTAGTAAAAGAAGCTGCGGAGTATCCTACGGGTAAAACACACTTATTTTATGATCAACTGGCAGCCAAAATTCCTGGCGTAACTGGAGCTGAAATTCAATATAAACAGCTAGAAATATATAACAAGGCAAATGGTAAAGATAAACCAGTTAAGTCCGATATCTTACTAGCTTATGAAAAACTAGATCCACAAGTTCAATTCTATTTATCTCATCACCCATCTCCAGCAAAAGTAGCTAGAGCAAAGATTGAAGCATTTAAAGATGATGCTCAGATTGATTACGATGAAATCGAGCTTCTTTTGCCATCAGCAATGGAGGCTATTGAAAGAGAAATAGATACAAATCTTTCTGACTTTAGAATGGATTCATCTACTGAACAAATATTAAATCTACCAGAAAATCTACAAGAGAAAGTTCTTGGTGTAACTCCGCAACTAGGTAAATTAGAACCACGTAGAGGAGATTGGCAGAGAACAGAACAGGGAACATTTATTGTTTGGAACGGTAATCAATGGGTTGAAAGAGGTGTATTTGCTACAGGCAATAAGGAAGCATTTGTTGGAGAAATAGACGAATATCTCGATAGAGACAAAGTACGAAGAAAATTTTAATTACTACGGTAATGCATTATGAGTTCTGATTATCAGATTGACATTGATGCTCAAGCTATACAGGATTCTGCACTTGAGTTCAATAAAATATATGAGGAGAATGAAAAGAACGAAGCTCAACGTAAAGAGCAAGAACTTTTACTCCAACAACAACAGGAACAAGCTCAAGCTGAGTTTGATGATCCAAGAAATAAAGAAGGCGGAGGTGGGCTGAGAGGGATTTCTAAGGAAATTCGATCTGCTATTGGCGGAGGATTGCAAGATACTGCATCCTCTGTTGTTACCTTGCCTGAAAGAGCCATTGATATGTTTAGTGGCGAAATGGTCCAAGAGCAACAAACTGATGAAGGTTATGGTGCTGAATGGGATGACTGGTTTGTAGATGATGCAAATCCAATAGAAACAAAAACATGGTGGGGAGGTGCTCTAAGGAGTCTTGTTCACTTTGGTTCAATGGCTGCTGCTATTATTCCAGCTGCCAAAGTAGCTGGTGTTTCAGCTGCAACTACTGCACTCGGTAGTTTAGTAAGAGGTGCTGGAATTGGTGCGGTGTCTGATGTCGTTTCTAAATACTCTCAAGAAGAAAACGGTCTTGGTATTTTAAGAGATCGTTTTAATTTTATTGATACACCACTATCAACAAAAGAAGATGACCACCCTGCAATGAAGACATTGAAGAATGTCGTAGAAGGTATGGGTATTGGTGTGATTTTTGATGGTGTTGGTATGGCTTTAGGTAAAGGTATTAAAAAGTTTAAAACCCCAAGTGGTAAATATATTCCTGAATCTAATCAATTACCAGCGGGAACAATAATAGAAGATGGAACTGAAGATGCTGTCAATAAAGCTATGGCTAGAGAAGCCAATGTTGAAGCACAGATAAATGAGAAAGCTGCATTACAAGCAGTCTCAATGAGAGGACAATATGGTGGTTATAAAAACAAACCTATTTCTGATCCTTGGCAAGCATCTCCAAACTCTACTGGTAAAGCAGCTGATGTCTATTACCAAAAACAAAGAATAGATAATGATTGGGGTTCCCAGCATGGATCTACTGATAGTCCATTTACTCAACGTCAGATAGAGAATCTTTCTGAAAGTGCGGATATTGCAGAGAAAGAAATGGTAGAACTTATGAAGCCATTTATGTCTGATGCAAGAATCCAAGCAGAGATTAAGGCATTAAAAAGTGGACAATCATTGGCAGATAAATTCTATGAATCTATCCGAAGAGCACATGAGGTTATGTATGGAAGAGAAAGATTAGAAGATATAGATCCAGATATGTTTGCTGCATTTAATGCAAGAAGTGACACTATTCAAGGTGTAAAAGTTTGGCAAAATACTGATGCTATAGCTGCTGATTTTGTTGTCGGAGCATTAATGAGAAAAGCTAGAGATCATGGCATAGCTGGAAGAGAACTATTTGATATTGCTGATTTAGCAGATGTAGATGGTCCTACTAGAGCTTTATATGACACTCTTGTTGGTGCAATAATTCAACGTAAAAAATCATCATATACTGCTGGTTTACACTTAAAGGGTTACGACATAAGAAATCCACAAACAAAAGTTGAGATTAAAAACAAAGTAAATGCTGAAATAGAGAACACAAAACTTGCCTATCAAGTAGCTTTTAAGTATGCTGGCGATAATCCAGATGACAGTTTATTTAGAGCTTATTATGAAGCTGTTTCAATGAGTAATGATATTCATAACTTTGATGATTTTGATGCTTGGATTAAGAAAAAACTGAAAGGTGGAGAACTAAACGGTAAGACTAAAACTGGTGTTCTTATTAAAGAACTACAAGGTGTAATGATCAATAGTGTTCTTAGTGGACCTAAAACTTCAGTAAGAGCAATCATGGGTACAGGAACTGCTACGTTCTTAAGACCTTTCTCACAAGTTATTGGTGCTACTCTTACTGGCGATAAAACCACACAAAGAGCTTCATTAGCTGCTATGAGTGGCATGATGGAATCTATTCCAGAAGCTTGGAAAGTATTCAGTACTAAAATTAATGCTTACTGGTCAGGAGATATTTCAACTATAAAAACTAGATTTAATCAAGTTACTAAAGGAGATGAACAATGGGCAATGCTTGGTGACTGGATTGAAAATAGTGGTAAAGCAGATCTTGGAGATCAAGCTGCATACTATATGGCTAACATGGCTAGATCTTTAAATGACAATAAGTTTTTAACTTATTCAACAAAGATCATGGCTGCTACTGACGATACCTTTGGATATATATTGGCTAGATCACGAGCAAAAGAAAAGGCAATGCGACTTGCTATGGATCAATTAAATAAAGGAAACGTAACTGAGATAACACCAGATTTACTAAAGAATGCACAAGATAAATTTTATGCTCAGATAACTGATGCTGACGGTAACATTACTGAAGCTGCAACTATATTTGCTAAGAAAGAAGCTACATTAACAACTGACTTAACTGGATTTTCTAAAGGTTTAAATGATGTATTTGAAGCAGCACCTTGGGCTAAACCATTTTTCTTGTTCGCTAGAACAGGTGTAAACGGTTTATCTCTTACTGCAAAACATACTCCAGGATTTAACTTCTTAGTTAAAGAATGGAATGATATAGCTTTTGCAGATCCTAATAATTTAAAAGGTCTACAAAAATACGGAATAGAAACAATAGAAGATTTAGCTAATGCAAAAGCATTACAAGCTGGAAGATTAGCTATTGGTAGTTCTGTTATTTCTATGGCTGCACTTCACTTTATGAATGGTGGTCTTACTGGTAATGGACCAGCTGACAGGCAGAAAAGACAAGCATGGATTGATGCTGGATATAAACCAAGAACTATAACTATTGGTGGAGTACAAGTTAGTTATGATTCTTTTGAACCATTTAACTTAATGCTTTCAACTATCGCCGATATTGGTGATCACAGTCAGTTAATGGGAGAAGAATGGACAGAAGATCAATTCCAGAAACTAGCGTTGGTTGTTGCACAAGGTATATCTAGTAAATCTTATATGGCTGGAATACAGCAGTTTGTAGATTTATTTGGAGGTCAAGCTGGATCTTGGGAAAGAATTATTTCTGGATTAATTAATAACCAAATACCTCTTTCTTCATTAAGAAACGAATTAGGTAAAGTATTTAATCCTCATATGAAAGAATTAAATTCTGGAATTATTGAGTCTATTAGAAACAGAAACTTAATTACTGAAGGCTTAGCTATTAATGAATTGCCTACTAAGTACGACATGTTAAATGGTAGACCAATTAAAGATTGGGATTTTCCTACTCGTATGTTTAATATGTTTAGTCCTTTCTATATAAATTTAGATCAGGGTGAAGGTAGAAAACTTTTATTTAATAGTGGTTATGACATGAGAATGTCAACCTACTCATCCCCAGATGGAATAGATCTTAGTGATAATGCACGTCTTAGATCTTTATTTACGAAAGCTATAGGTGATCAAAACTTAGAATCGAAGTTAAATAAACTAGCTAAGAATCCAAAAGTTATTGCATCTATTGAAAAAATGCAAGCTGATCTTAGAGCTGGCAGACGAGAAATAAATCCAAGAACAGCATATGTTCACAACATAATGATTCATACATTATTTATGGAAGCCAGAAAAGTAGCTTGGGCACAAGTACGTAATGATCCTGAAGCTTTAGTTTTATATCAAGAAGATAAGAGAATCAATATACAAAATGAAACTTCATTAAACAAAACAAGAAATTACACGTACCAAGATAAAGAATCTACTGCCGGTAATTTCTTACTCCCTTACAGATAATCCACTCGCCAACTAAATAAATAATCGTTTGTAAATACAAATGGCGACAACTGAACATTTTTATACAGGCAATGGGTCTACAACATCCTTTGCCTTTACATTTCCATATTTAACAAATACGGCTGTCAA